GTGCAGTTCCAATCTTACCCAGCGCTGCAGAATCGACCGATTGTACAGTCAAAGCCCATGGTAATATAGCATCAGGAATATTTACAGTATCATCGTGAAGACCATAAGCCCTAATCTTTACTCGACCTGATTCGAATGGATCTTTAACATCTACGACTACACCCATCCACCAACCATAAACTTTGTGAGAAGGATTATTCATTATACGCCCTCATTATATTTGCCTTTGAGTAATTCCATAACACATGTGTATCTAGGACTTTCTTCAATTCTACCAATCTTATGGTGGATCCTAGCGACCAAGAATTTACCAGACAAGAGTGGATCTACATTATTAGTTACTTCATTTTTATCTATGATAGAACAATTTACCATTGAACCAGACGTCAAAATCAAATCACCAGGAACTCTAATTTTTAAACTATTTTGCAACATTAAAGATGCATAAGCTTGTTGGTCAGAACTATATTGTGGAATAAATGTCTGAGCTCTAACAAAGTTATCAACAAATACACTGGTTAGCATCGGGTTTGGTGAAGTATAAGATTGTGAGAATGCATTAGAAGTCATAGAAGCAGTCGACAATCCACCATCTGCATAGTTTGTGTCGACAGTATTAACAATCTTAGAGTTATAGATCTGTGTTGCACCATCCAAGTCAACCACCTTTCTTGCACCACCAAGAGTAATCTTTTCTGTGGCTGAGAATTGATTAACTACTTTATAAGCTAAGATGTTATCATCATCTCTAGCCTTTGAATCAATACCTTGAGTATCAGCTTGTCTAAAGCTCTTTACTACGCTATTTCGAAATAATGATTCGATAGTAACAAACTTAAACACAGAAGCATTATTCTGTCTTGTTTCAAAGTAAGTATAAAGAGAAGACTTATTTGCTGCAGATACCGACCTAGTCTTTACCAATCTAATAGCATCAAATCCAGTTCTTGGAGTTATAACTATATTTTGTTGACCAATTGTTGGCTCAGTAATAATCTGCTTACCACTCTTAAGATAGTTTTTGTGAATGTCGATCACAATATTGGAACATAAATCAATGTAACCTTTACCAAAGTTAATCTTAGAAGTCATAGCTTCTTCTGATACACAGTTTAAAGTATAAGTTTTGACTTTTTGTGCACCTATAGATTGAACATTAGTTAAGCTGTCTATATGAAAAACATAGTCAATCGATGTGCCACTGATTGGTGTCTCTAGAGAAACAAGTAGAAATTCATCACCTGTCATAACTAGCTGACCTAGATTATCTTCGAAGTCAACAACATTTACATCGCAGACTATACCGGGCGTGAATATGCTCTCATAAATCGAGAGAGACGTCTGAGAAGGTGGTAGTATAAATGTTCCTCTAGGAGAAAGAACTACCAAGTTCTTAATGTTTAAATTACCAGCAGATATTGATCCGGACATTATTTCAATAGACTTTTAAGTTGACCAGCAATCTGTGTAGAATACTGCGGATTGAGAACTGTGATTGACTTATTGGCTTCATTTTGTTCTTGTTCATAATCATAGTAATAAACAGGAGACCAATAAGCTGTTTCTGAAGCAGAAAGATTATTGATCAAACTTGTTGCTGTAGTGAATACAGTATTAGTTTGGCTTTCTGTTCCATAAAGATAGCTAGAACCTGTAATTGTTACGCCGGTAGTATATCCAGATACGTGCTGTAATGATACACTAGAAGAATTAGCAAAACAAACTTGACCTCTTCCTGTATGGATACCATCAAAATTTACTGTAACAACTTCATCATTATTAAAAGCACCATTTGCAACAGAATAGTTAACTATTGAATTTGTAGTAATCTTCCAGTCGATTCTTTTTCTTCTATAAGCAATAGGAGCAGTAGCGTAAGGATCATCGGGAAGAATTGGTTCATAGTATTTTTGTAGAGTTGAAGACAATGCATTATAGTAAGAAATGGTATAAGGGTCAATGTTTTGATACCAATTGTTACGATAAAATGCTACTTTAGATGTTGCAAGCTGCAAAGAACCATATTTCTTGGTAATAAAATTACTAAACGTTTGCTGATCCATATACCATTCATAGTAAGGATCCATAATGTTATTAGTTAGATATAAGATCCAGGACATATATTCATCGTTGTAGAAACGATTTGCTACTTGATCTGCTCTTTCATTATTCACTACATCATATTGGTAGTAATTGAAAGGACTTGCAAATGTAGAGTTTAAGATCTTAGTACGCTCAGTAATATTCACAACAGTGGTATTAGCATAGCTTATAGTTGGAAATTTTTCAAAATATCTTTCGGTCATTTAATTAAGTCCCGCCAAACACATTTATAGTACCATTTTGATTAGTAGAAGCTTCTACTACCGGAGTTAAAGGTTGTGATACTAAACTAGTTTGATTAGTTGCTCCAGCCAATGAAGAGTAATCTCTTCTAGTCCATAGTTCAATTTCAGCTAAATTAATGCTAATATCTACTGCAGCTGGTGCGCTCGTTCCTCTATAAAAAGCAGGAGTTGATTGAGGAGCATAGTTAACAGAAACGTTTTTTAGTACGCATGGTTTAAAGCTATAAAGATAATCAGCTCTAGGATAAAGTTGAATAGCCAAAACACTAGGAAATTGAAACAATGCAGATCCAGCAATAGAATTAATATCTGGTAACATATTTACCTGCAAATATTGAATAATTGACTTAATAGTATCTGATTCAGTTTGATTTTTTGGTACAAATCTCCAACTAAACGAATGTTCTCTGAATACTGGAGTTCTGAAAAGCAATGACTGATATGGATTAAAAGAAGTTCCAGTTAAAATGCTAGTAGCACCAAGAAGATTTCTACCAATAGAATTTTGTCCTGCAACAAATGCTGCTGTTGTAGCTAACTCTGATCCTGCCATCGATAATAGATCATTTGAAAAACTAAAGTTTGGATTTTGTGCACGCGCTATTGAATCAACAACAGAACCAACTAAAGGATTTAAGTCACTTGGTGTATATTCTACACTTTTATTATCGACTAATTGATTAGGTAGTGGTAATTTAATTCCACCTAGAGAAGATACAATAGCACTATTAATTTGAGCTCTTTTAACATATTGTTGAAATTTAATATTCATATAGTAACCACGATTTGCTTGAATCAAATCTGTTGGAAATATTAAATCTGTAGATGGATTAATAGCTTGAGATGATCCTGCACTTATTTGTGTACCTACAGCAACCCCAACAGCTGTTAGCGCAGCTCCTGCTTTTAATATTTGTGTTGCTGTTATTGATCCCGACATGCTTTTTGTTCTCTCTAATAAATAGTCTTGAATTATTTATATGTACAGGGCGTGATGACATATTATCAAGGAAGGTTCAAGGCTAAAAATCCGGGCAAATATCGTGGAGATGCTAGTGATATCATCTATCGTTCTAGCTGGGAATTAAAGCTAATGATGCGATTGGATGCTAATCCTAATGTGATATGGTGGAGTTCTGAAACTACAGTGATACCATATAGATCTCCTATAGATGGAAAAGTACATAGATACTACATAGATTTCACAGTTTGTGTTCAACAACCAGATGGTAAGAAAAAACACATGTTGATAGAAGTGAAACCAAAAGTCCAAACTAAGCCACCTACCATTCAAGAAGGTAAAACCAAGTCAAAAAAGTATATTAGAGAAGTAATGACATGGGGAGTAAATGAAGCAAAATGGAAAGCTGCAACCGAATTTGCTAAAGATAGAGGCTTTGAGTTTAAAATTTTTACGGAAAAAGATCTAGGAATAAAATGACCGCATATATTTTTCAACAGATTTCAGACCAAGGTAGAGCTGAAGGCATCGATGATTCGATTAGACAACGTGATGCCCGTACTTGGTACAGAGATGCAGCTGATAAAGTAACTTCTGTGAATAAACAGAGGATGATGACTGATAAACAAAATATCAAAGATCAAATAAAAGCAAATGACATCGGCCGCATGTACATGTTCTTTTATGACCCAAAGCATAAGAAAACATTACCATATTATGATACATTTCCGCTGGTATTTCCGATTGATTTTAAAAGTGATGGATTCTTAGGCATCAACCTACATTATTTGCCGCATATGTTAAGAGCTAAGTTGATGGATGCAATTTATCAGACTATCAACAATAAGAAATATGATGATACTACAAAACTAAATATCTCTTATTCTATCTTATCTTCTGCTTCTAGATACAAATACTTCAAACCATGTATCAAACATTATCTATGGAATAATGTCCGTAGCAAATATCTAAATATTGAACCAAGAAACTGGGATTCTGCACTAATGTTACCAACAGAAAGATTCCAGAAAGCAACTAATCAGAAAGTCTGGAAAGACTCACAAGGAATGTTCTAATGGCTTCGCAGACCGGTTTTAATATAGAAGACTTTAAAAATAATTTATCTCAGCATGGTGTACTTCAAAATAACAAGTTTGTTGTTACTATTACTGCTACTAGTATTTCTGGTCAAAGAGTACCGCAGAATTTTTCAGCTGGTGAATTAACTAATGCATTTTTACAGTTTAGAGCTGAAGATGTAAAACTACCTGGCGCTTCACTTGAAGTATTCAATAATCATCGTTATGGTCTTGGTATTCAGCAAAAGTTTCCTACAAATATCAATTTTACCGATTTAAACATGACGTTTCTAGAAGATAATAATGCTAGAATCTATCAATATATGTCTGCATGGATGAACAATATCTTTAATCATGGCATAAGCAGCGAAGGAATTATTTCAACATATGAAACTTCTTATAAAGATGACTATGCTACTGATATTCGTGTAGAAGTTTATAATAATGAAGGAACATTTGGTGATTCTGGAGATAATTACAACAGTGCACCAATTTTAAGTGTAGTATTTAAAGAAGCTTATCCAATTGCTTTGAATGATATTCCATTAAATTGGGATTCAAAAAATAGTTTGATCAAAGTTTCTACTACATTTGCGTATACAGATTTTTATATCGATAATGCTACAATCAAAATATAACTTGGAGTCTCTAGATAATGCTTCCTAAAATAACTTACCCAACACATGAATTTGTAGTTCCTTCTACTAAAAAGAAAGAATTGTTTAGACCCTTTCTTGTTAAAGAAGAAAAACTACTTTTGATGTCTAAGACTACAGAAGATCCAACTGAAATATTCAGAGCTATTAAGCAAGTAATCAATAATTGTGCTATTTCCGATTCATTCGATATCGACAAATTAGCCATTTTTGATATGGAATATCTTTTCTTACAACTTAGATCTGTATCTGTTAATAACGTTTCCAAAGTATCTTATCGTGATAATGAGGATGGCCAGATCTATGACTTTGACATTGACTTATCACAAATAGAAGTTAAATTCCCAGATGGGATTAGCAATGTGATTAAAGTTAATGATGAAGTTGGGTTAAAGATGAAATACCCTATAGCATCTATTTTTAATGATAAACAATTCTTCAATACTGGTGATGATCAGTATTTTGAGCTAATTCTTAGATCTGTTGATAAAGTATTCAATGGAGATGATGTCTTTAATGCCAGTGATTATAGTAAAGAAGAACTTGAAGAATTCATGGATCAATTAGATCCTAAAGTTTATGAAAAGATTCTCGAATTCATGAATAATATGCCTAAGTTAAAGCATACTATTAGTTATACAAACAAAAATGGTAACACTCGAGTAATCGAGATGAACTCGTTAAATGATTTTTTTACATTGGTTTGAATCATAATACGTTAGAGAATTACTATGTCTCTACGTTTTCTCTGATTCAACATCATAAGTATTCTATAACCGAAATTGAAAATTTGATCCCGTTTGAACGTGATATCTACATCGAAATGCTTCTAAATTATTTGAGGGAACTAGAAGAACAAAGGAAGCAACAGAACAATGGCTAAATTCGTTGTAAAAGATATCAATGATGATACTGCCCCAAGAAAACCGGCGATGGATGAAGTGAGAGACATTAATGGTCTTCCACCAATGCCAAAACCTGCTACTCAGAATCCAAATGTAGCTGTTCAACCAATTCCAGTAATGATGGTATCTGAAACACCACATGATGAAGTTGTTGAACAAGAAGCAATTGCTGTTGAAGCAGAAGCTAAGGTTGAAGAAAAAGTAGTTGATCAACAAATCAATAAGGAAGAAGAACATTGGATGAAGTCATATTGGAGACCGGCGATGGCCTGGCTCTGGATGGCTATTTGTGCTTGTGACTTCATTGTATTCCCAGTAATGTATCACCCATGGGTTAGCTTGACTCTATCTAATGGTGGTATAATACATGCTGCGTTTGCTGCAGTAGTTGGGGTATCGGCTTGGTCTCGTGGTCAAGAGAAACTAGCAAAGTTGAACTAATGGCAACATTACCAAAAGTTGGTGCAGCCACGGCAATGGGTAGATCTGTTGTTCGTGGCGCTTCCAATTCTTTTAATAAAGCATTCCCACTTTTCTCTACCAAAAAGAATTATACTCGTTCTGGTAATAGAAATAGTGGTAATATGCAACCTATTGTACAAAATACAGTAGAATCAAATATACTATTAGAAAAATCTTTGATTGTAACTAAACAAGAGAATGAAGCACTTAATAGAATCCTCAGAACACTTACTATGATTGAAGATAGTGACCTAGGTTTGGGTGGTAGTAAGTCAGGAATAATTGATACAATAGTGAATATATTTGGGGGTCTAGCAAGTATTCTAGGAATAAAAAAGCTTTTTAGTGGAAGAGGAAATAAAACTCCAGTTAAAAAAGCTCCTAAGCCAAATGAACCTATACTTGAAGAACCTTTCGAGCCAAAAGCTCCTGAGCCAACTAAAACTCCAGTTGAAAAAATCACTAAACCAAGTATTGAAACCCCAGAGGCGCCAATATTAGAAAAACCTACGATTAAGCTTCCTGAATTAACAATTGAACAGCCGGCAGTTAAAACACCATTTAATTATAAAATACAACAAGTAAATGATTACCTAAAAGATTTAAGAGCTAAGGGTGTTCCAGAAGATAAAATAAAAGAAGCTTTATTGAAATTTTATCAAGAAATATCTGTAGGTAAAGCTCCATCAAATATTGGTAAAACGCTTGTTGCTTCAGAACCATTAGTGCCAAGGGTAACTTCAAGCATGCTTGAAACAGCAACTGCAGCAACTGAAAAAGGATTTGCTAGTAGAATTGTTGGTGGTGCTTTAGGACTTCCAGGATTAGCGGCTCAATTAATCCTTACACCATCAGAAACTGGCACAGATCCTCAAGAAACCTCAAATGCGGAAACAGAACTTCGTTCTAGCATAATACGTCATCAAAATGAATTAGATGAATTAAATAATGTGATGAAAAACCCTAATAATTATAATAATCAATATATTGATACTACTAAAAACAGAATAACAAAGCTTGGTTCTATTATAGCTTCTGATAAATTAAAATATAATAGTATTTTAGATAATAGAAAAAATTATTTACAACACCTAGGTTGGCCAATAACCGATATTATTAAAAAAATACCTGAGTCATTATATTTTCCTATAGATGATATTAAACCTGTACCAAATACTCCTACTAAAGGTGCTGAATTAATTCAAAGATCTACAACAGATGAAGCTAATGCATCAACAACAGCAAAATCTTCTGTGACTATAAACAATAATCAAATACTTAGTGCAACATCACAACAACAAGCTGCTCAAGATAAGAAAGATGAACTTGTCTCTCTATACAACAGAATAATGGGACTAGGAAACTACTAAAATGGCAAAAACACCTCCCGGTCAAATATATCCAGAAGATTTAGCAGGCCTAAGTCCAGCAGCAAGAGAACAAATACTTGCTGCAATGGCTACTGTTAAAGAAGAAGATGCTGTACAACCTACCGATAGTATAGTCATTGTAGATGAAAAGAAAAAACCAAAAACGGTAAAAGTTTCTAAGCTAAATGCTAAGGGAACTACTCAGGGAAAACCTGCACCTATTAGTGCTACACCACAAAAAAATAGTTTCTTAAAAGGTGTGTTTAATAATGCGGTTAGATCTCTTGCCGATATGTTTGATA